ATAGTCTGAAGATCGAAGGTTTAATTCCTGTTCTTTGAACGCCGGTCTGAAAGCGATCTTCAGACCGTCTGAAAGTCCATTATTATAAAAGGTTGTGCTTTCTTTCTTGTCCACAAAAAAATTGTTGAAACAACAATGACTTCATCGGCTCAAAACTCGTCTACGACTACGTCTTCAACTACTCCTGCGAAGTACTTGAACGCCGAGTCCAATGCGGACTTTATGAAGAAGTGGAAGAAAGCGCGTGGTGCGACAATTCAAACTAAATTGCCGACGCCGGTGACGGCCCAGAATGAATGGGCCATCAAGTCCGGTTTCTCCATCGCCGATGCACAGATGTGGCGCAATCTGTGCGACAAGGCCAAGTACGGCTACGACGATGCGTCGGGGCTCGAGACGCTGCAACTGCTCGTAGATACGATCGACATGGCTACGCAATGCGATGGTCACCCGATCGGTCTGATGAACTATGGTCGTTCAGCGTTCGCCCAGCAACGTTGGACGCCTGCGAGCATCGAAATGCTGCGCGCCAACATGTTGCCTTCTATCTCCGAAGATGGAGAAGAGGGGCAGCGCGAGGAAGGAGAAGAGAGTCCCGAGGGGACTCAGTACGAGAACGGCTCACCGCGTGGTTACCACCCGGATGATCCCACCCCGGTCCATGCGGACGCGGATGAGGAGGAGTACGACGGCACAAGCAAGCAGAAGGCCGGTACGAGTGCGCTAAAGCGCCTTTTTGAGGAGTAATTAAAATTGTCCTCTACTTGTTCTTTTTCAATACTGGCCTTACGAGAATAAGCACTTAACCTTATTATTCTCTTAGACCGTGTATTAAAGAACCAAAATGGCTAAAGAGTAGGAAAAATTTCCGGGCCTGCGGCGCCCGCTTCGCGGCACGCTGCGCGCCGCTGTCGCGTCTCTAGCGTGCCGAGCTCTCGTGCTCTTATCGCTGTCGTCCTGCGACGGTGTCGTCTCGGACTCGGCTCTGATTGATTAGGTTTGGGTTATATTGGCATGGACGTTCACATGTTCCGTTTATACAAAAAATTTAAAATTTTTTTAACGGTAACATGTTCTTGTTCCATGTTCCAAAGTGAGTGGGAAAATTCACCCACACTCACTTTGGAACTCCGGACCCAGGTCAAGTATATAATATACTCCGGTCCAATATCGGTGGTTTGTGTGTTTTCACCACCGTCTAATCAATCAAGTATGAGAATCTATGCCCGTCTTTTTTGTCGTTGGCTATGCTGCGTACCTCCGCCACCTCTGCCTCTCGAGCCTGAGGTGGAAAAATCTCCGAAGCGCAAGAAGCGGAAAGTCCGACGCAGACGTGCTAGCTTTTAGGGAGTTTAGCATTTATAATGACTAACCTAACCCTAACGCTAACGACTGTCGACTTCGTCGACATGTCCCTATCCGTTTGGCGCTTCGCGCTCAAACCCCTAACGATGGGCGCTTCGCGCTCCATCCCCTAAGGGATGGGTACGTCCCTCGCTAATGTTAGTGGGGGGTACGTACCTAACCTAAGTTAGTTGGGGGGCACGGGTCGAATACTCCAGCTGGTAGTATACGTATTCTCCTTTTTGCGAAACTGCGCTCCTCGACTGCCGCTCGGCTCTTGTTTGCCTTTTTAAAGCCATACACGTCCATCCCGAGGTTCTAACGTTTGTTCCTCTTTAGGGTTAGTCGATATCGGAACCATTTCAGGATCTGATCGTGCTAAGTGGATTGCTCGTAAAGCTCTCTACGCACTAGGACCTGAACTACCGTATTACGCGCTTAAATCAGCTGCTAAGTTTGCATTTCGTACAGGAAAGAAAGTAATGTCATCTCTCGGAAAACGCAAGTCGTCATCCTCGGGTCCGGCAGCCAAGACTGCCAAGGGCTCGAAACGCTCTTCAAAGTCGGCCTCTCGCAACCGTGCGGCTGCGGCGACCTACAAGAAGGGCATGGCCAATCCCCGCACTGGCGGCTTTATGGGCGTCGAGTTGAAGTATAAGGACACGTCGCTCGTGTCTCAGGCGCTGACCGCGCCTACTAACGGTGCTGGTGCGGAATGTGATCCGACTCCCACGCTCCTCTGTCTGAACCCGATCGCACAGGGAACCTCTGCTCAGGAGCGTGATGGAAAGCAGATCTGCATCAAGTCTTGCTTCGTTAGTGGCGTCGTCGACGTCCCAGTGCTCGCGAACCAGACCGCCGGATCTGTGAGTCCTATGGTCTACGTCGCACTGGTGTTGGACAAGCAGACAAATGCTGCGCAGCTGAACTCGGAAGATGTCTTCACGAACCCGGGCGCGAGCGCCGTGACAGCTGCCAATCCGCTTCGCAACCTCGAGTACACGTCGCGGTTCCAGGTGTTGGACTCCGTTCTCCTGGAGCCGCCGCAACGCAACATCTCGTACGATGGCACAAACATCGAGAGTCTCGGAACGCGTATTCCGTTCAAGCTGTCTAGCTCCGCTGACATCGTGACCAATTACATCGCTTCCACCGCTGCAATTGCGTCGATCCAAGACACGTCGCTTCATGTCATTGCCTACACGTCGTCGGCGACTGGTGCTACGATCTCCTACAACTCGCGCGTGCGCTTCGTTGGTTGACGCGCGTCAACTTGGGTGATGGTTCAATTGAAGTCAAATGCTTTATTCGTTCGAAAATTATTTTTGTTCTGACTAACTAACTATGAACGATAACGGCGACGAGTATGCTGATGAGTACATTCAGATACAGTCTGGTATACCCGTTCATTTCTATAATGGTGGACGTCTGGCAGGCTCGCCATCTTCGGTTCCACCAACCACCGGCGTGCCGGATGGTTATATTCTGATAATAATACTTGGCGTGCCCACATGGGGTGCCCTTCCACTGCCAAAAACATGGGTGCTGCTTAGCACGCAGACTGCTTCGGCGTCGTCTTCGATAAACTTCACCGGCCTCACGTCTGCGTACTCTCGGTTCTCGATAGTACTCTCTGGCGTCACTTACTCCGCCGGTACGCTCCGCGGTCGTACTTCTTCTAATAATGGAAGTTCGTACGACGCTGGAGCTACTGATTACAATACCAGTGGTGGTAATACCAACTGGATGACCCTTTCTAGCGCGAGCTCTGCGACCATCGGCCAGCAAGGAGAAATCGAAATTTGGTATCCGTCGCAAACAAGTGCGGAACATGTTGTTTCGTCGCGATTGTGGTTAGACAACGCGTTGACAACTGCGTCTAACTCTCGACGTTCTACTACTGCAGTCAATGCATTTCGACTCCTCCCTACAACGGGGACTATCACAGCTGGTACGTTTATACTTTACGGCCTTCAGCTCTGAAAAAAAGAAAACCTCTCGTTTATTAAACTTCGCTCCTTATTCTTTCCTAATTGCGACCCGGGCGATATCCATGTGCCCGTGCATAGTTTGCACCTAGCACCATGCCTGTGAGCGAGTCCACTTCCGCGTTCATCTGGTTCAAACGCTCGAGTTCACGCTGTGCTTGCTCGGCGTCTTCACGAGCCCACTCTATGGCTTGCGCCATTAGGTGGTCTCCACCAAGCTCATCTACCGTCATGAGTGGTGGTTCTGCGAATGCTCCATTCGTGCTCGCTGCGCGCTGAATGTTCTCGAACTGCTGCTCATATATCGCAGCAGGCTGCACCAAGAGGTCGGCAGCCTCGGGTAATGGGCCCAACGGAGCCGGCGCGGCAACTCCTGGTACATAGGGCGTGAGCATTTGCTCAACGGTACCCAATGGCATCGACAAGCGACGCCACAGGGCACCGATTCGGTTTTCACCGATCTTTGAATACCACTCTCGGGGTGGCACGTTGCTGGTGATAATCACCTTCTTGGCCACCATTGGAGTGGAGCCGCCTTTTGTCTCGACGTTTAGTGGATAGCGGTCGAGAAGACGGCATAGCAAGTCAAAGCTCATCCAGCCGTAAAACTCATCGATCACAATCGTGTCTTGTCCGATGTAACCATCGAACCACACCGACTGTCCTGAGGGGCGTGATAGCCAGAAAGCTGCTGGACCCGCAAGCTCGCGAGCTTTGCGTGTCTTACCCAGCCCTGGGGCGCCCCATATGACTTGCGTAAACACTGGCCAGTCGCGTTGCTTGCCAGTGAGCAGCCGATAGCGCGGTATGATTTTGTGATACTTGGCCCATACGGGGAATGACTCTTCGTCCGTGCAAATCTCTCCTTCGGTCATGCCTTCATCGAGTTTGCGCTTGAGGGCCACGAGATCATTGCGCTTTCCTTGCGCGCCGAGGCGATCATTTTCGGTACCATACTCCCATGGCCCGTCGATGCGAGTATCCTCCTTCGAAGAATAATCTTTCGCCTGCTTGTGAGATCCGAGCCGAGGCTCCCAATGGGCACCGGGGTGAGTGTTCTTCTTCAGCCAGCTAAGTCGTTTCTTTTGCACGAATACACAGTATCCCTGCAAGTGAACGAGCCCGCCTGGTGCTTGCTCCTTCTGCCAGATGACATACTCCGTATCTGCCCAACTCGTTGGGCATTCATCCTGATCAGGGTTACTGATACGAAATACCCAATAAAGGGAGTTACTCTTCGAAAAATCACTCATTGTTGTGCCAACAATTCGGATTTATTTAATCTCGTTTCTCTCGCTTTTATTTGAATAATGGTCTGAAGATCATGTTCTCATAGTCTGAAGATCGAAGGTTTAATTCCTGTTCTTTGAACGCCGGTCTGAAAGCGATCTTCAGACCGTCTGAAAGTCCATTATTATAAAAGGTTGTGCTTTCTTTCTTGTCCACAAAAAAA